AGGTTAAATTCATACAGGCAAAGGGCTTAAGGAATGGAATAGGAAAACATTATTTTGCTAATGCACGAATGGTCTTTGCTAACGGAACTATAGCCGACCTAACCGCCGACCGAATGAGCGAAGAGAAGCGCGCGTCTATGCACGTAGTAGGCGGCGGGGCTGGAATGAAAATAAATTTTTTAGAAAAGAAAAACGACACATTAGCCGACGAACTAAACGACTTCATATACGGCGGCTATAGTAATTTCGTAACGGCGCGCGAAACGTTACGGGTAGCCTTCAATATAATAAAGTCAATTCAATGAAAAAGAAATTAATGCACCCGAACCGAAGAGTAGCACAACCGCGTAAAGGCAAACGGAGCAAACAGGAACGGCACGCCGCGCGTGTAGCTATGCGTCAAGCGGCTTTACGTAAGTCGGGTATAGATAAAGCGCGGGGTTGCTGTTAATGGCTACCAGTAGAGTACAGCAATTAATAACTAACGTGCAAGCGACCGACGAATTTTTAATCGAAGCGGTTGAACTTAATCAAGCTATGGCGCTTCGGTCGGTTAAGAAATTGCAAGATAGAATTATTGACTTAATGAAGGAATTAGACACGAAAGGCGGAAGCCTTGAAGGAATTAAAATCAACTTGAAGCAAAGTCAAAAAATTCATAAGGATATGTTAGCGCTTTTAGAAAAGGAATACGGACCCGAAGTTCTAAGCATGATTAGTAATTTCGACGATATAAATAAATTCATTGTTAGGTCATGGAAGGATTTAGGCGAAACGGCGAAGTATACAGGCATTGACCGAACCATGATGGAAGTACTTAGGACGACAAGCTACGACCAATTTCTTGTATTCGGCGAAGACGCTGTAAACCGTATAGCGCAAGGTATGTATGATAGTGTAATAGCCGGGGAAAAATTTAGCGAGTTAGTCAAAACCGTGCGCGGCGTTATGGTAGGCCACGTAGACCGCGCCGGGCGACCTATGGCGCAATATGCAAGGCAAGCCGCTTTCGACACGACAATGAATTATCATAATGAAGTCAATCTACAAAAGGCGAATGACTTAGGCTTCAATCATTACCTATATGTAGGGGACATAATAAAAACGACCCGGCCCTTTTGTGAAACGCGCGCGGGTGGAGTATATACGCGCGGTCAAATTACTTCATGGAACCGTTTTAATTGGCAAGGCAAAAGCGGTCCCGCTATGACTAATAGGGGCGGGTATAACTGTAGACACCATTGGCGACCCGTAAAGCCCGAATGGATACCGGAAGGCCGAATAGAAGTACAAAGCTTTAATTTAGAAAATCAGCAAGGCACTTAATTAACCATTATATTTCTACAACCATTAATAGGTTATTTCATGGGCGAATGTATATTAGACATAATTCGAAAAGACATTAGGAAAAAAGAAGTAGGGACATTGACTATAATACAAACACCTACAAGCGACGATAATATATTCGGCGGCTTATGGGAAAACTGGCAAGAAAAAAAAGAAAACGAAAGGGGTAGCCAATGGGAAAAAAAATAATGTCTAATTTTCCGTTAGGGGTCAAACTAATTCCTTCAAGAAGAGTTAGCTTTAAAAGAATGGCAATAGGCCGAAGTGGTTTTCCATTACACTTTAATGTAAGAAGCTGGAGCGTAGCACGCTGGGCTTACCGCCCGAACTCCTTTGTAAATGGGCGTCCGCGTACAGCAAGCGCAAACGCATTAAGTAGGTTTCCCGCGCGGTAGGTTGCGTTGCTATCAATGCCTTATATTAAAATAGAGTTAACCATTTTTGAAAAAAGCTTTGCCGAACGTGACTATAGTAAAAGCTTTATAGTCAACGGTCTTAAAACACCTTTGATAAATAGAACGCTTGCTAAGAAAACGCTTTTGACTTTACTTCATGCGTTAACGGATTACAACCGAAAAAAGAAAAATGTATAAACCTACTTACTTTAAAATCGAAGAGTTATTAGACCCTGTTACTTATACCGCCGCGCTTGCGGCGCTGGGTCCCGATAGAATTTTTATTTTATTCGACGACCGCGTTTTACTTACCGCCGATAACATTAGAAAACGTTTCGGGACTTGTGTAGTAAATACATGGTCATGGAATGGAAACAATCAATATAGAGGTTATCGCGCGCCCGATTGCAGTATAGGTGCTACATATAGTCAACACCGTTTTGCGCGCGCGTTAGATATGGTCCCTATTAAAGTTACCGCCGAAGAGATAAGACAAGACATTATAGCAAAGCCCAACGGGGCAAACTATCAATACATAACGGCTATAGAACTTGATATATCATGGTTACACTTCGACGTTAGGAACCATAATAAAAATGACTTAGGTTTATTAACCTTTAAACCATAAGTTATAGGCAAAGGGGCTACGGACGTAGCAAATGACTTAACTATATAAACGACCCCGGACGGGGCAAGGAGGCGGACGCCATGCCGAAAAAGTGGAAAATAAAAGTCAGTGACGACGAACATAAGACCCCCGTATTTGCGGACGGGAAGCCAGTTTACATTGACCCCGATGGAAAAGAGGTAGCGCTTGACCCTATCTCCATGTATCAAAAAATAATTGATCTTGGAAAGGAAAGTAAGACACATAGGGAAGCAGGCGACGCGTTAAAGGAGTCATTCAAAATTTTCGAAGGCATAGACGACTTAGGCGAATGGAAAACCAAAGCCGACGAATCTATAAAGACCGTCGAAAATTTTAATGAAAAGGATTGGCTTAAGGCCGACAAAGTAGAGAAGTTAAAAGCAGATATGAAGGACGCTTACGACGAACAAGTAGAAGGCGTCCGCAAGTCATTCGACGTAAAAGAACTTGACTACAAAACTATCATAGGCAAAAAGGATAATCAAATCAGAACGCTTATGGTTAGTAACAAATTTGCTACTTCTCCATTTTTTAGCGGTCCCGACCCGAAAACAAATCTACCGCCCGAAATAGCTGAAACGTATTTCGGGAAGTACTTTAAAGTCGAAGAGGACAAAAAAACTTTAAAGTTAAACTTGGTTGCCTATAACGAAAGCGGCGACCAAATACTTTCACGCGAAAACCCCGGCGACATAGCAGGCTTTAACGAAGCTATGTCTTTTATATTTGACTTATACCCCGGCAAAGATCAATTACTACGCGGGGGTAAGCCGGGAAGTGGCGGTAGTGGCGGACACGGCGGGGACGGCGGCGCTGGCGACGATGATCTTGAAAAACTACAGAAGCAGTACGCCGAAGCGCAAAAAGAAGGTGACTCTAAAGCTATGATAGTTTTAAAAAATCGTATCTTTAAAATTCAGCAAGATAGGAAAGCGGCGGCGTAAGGCTTTGCAAATGACTACAGGAGGAATTTTAAAATGCCTAATGTAAACTTAGCCGCGACAACTTGGAATTGCCCAAACTATACGGGTGAATTATTCCTTATTGGAGCAAATCAAACCCCGTTCCTTAACATGATTGGTGGATTGCAAGGGGGCAACATTCGAACCGTTGCCGACTTTCAATTCCCATTGGCGCAACCGTGGGCGCTGGAAGCCGCCGCACAACCCGCCGTAACTGAGCAAGCTTCCCTAACCGCGCCTACGCCGTGGACCTACGTTCGGGACCAAGACGTTAACACCGTGCAAATTTTTCATCGAAGTGTTACCGTTTCCTATGCGAAGCAAAGCGTAGTAGGTCAAGTACTGGTTGACCCGGCGGGTCATGTAGACATTACAAACCCGCAACCCGTCCAGAACGAACGCGACTTCCAGATAAGCGCGCACATGAGACAAATTGCGGTCAACGTTGACTACACGTTCCTTAACGGAGCGTATCAAAAGGCGACGAACGCGACGACCGCCGCGAAGTCACGCGGCATAATTCCAGCTTGCGCGACGAATACTTTAGCGGCAAGCGGCGCGGCTTTGTCTAAACCTTTGATTGATACCATTCTACGAACAATGGCAAGTAATGGAAGCGAGTTTGTGAACCCGGTTATATTCGTTAACGCTTTCCAGAAGCAAAAAATTTCCGACATTTACGGCTACGCGCCGCAAGACCGGAATGTAGGCGGTTACAATATCAATCAGATTGAAACCGACTTTGCTATACTGGGTATCGTTTGGTCCCCGAATGTACCCGCCGCTACTTTACTTATCGCGGACCTTTCCGTTTGCTCCCCGGTCTTCTTGCCCGTCCCCGAAAAAGGCGTGCTTTTCTACGAAGAGTTAAGTAAAACCGGCGCGGCTGAGAAGGGGCAAATCTACGGTCAAGTTGGGCTTGATTATGGTCCCGAAGAGTATCACGGAACCATAACCGGGTTAGCTACTTCCTAACTATTACTTGCTTACGGCTTGACTACATAAGCCGTATAGTAATACAAATATATAAAAGGAGGTAATTAACCATGAGTCAAGCAGATCGAGATAAAATGGAAAATGCTTTAGGGCAACCGCCCTACGTTCGTCGCTGGGCGAAGGACGTAAACGAAGCAATCGAAGAGGGTACGGGCTGGTCCACAACTACAACCACAACTGTTACCACGACGACAAGCACGGTTACAACTACTACAGTTCCTTAAGTAGTTATTAGTAACTGCTTATTCGTCGAATGGAGGGTAGTTAAATGGGTAAAAAACGAAGATTTTACCGGGCCTTATTGCCTACGGTCGTTTGGAATCCGAAGACCGACACCCCGTTAGCGGAGTTCGCAAACGGTCAATTCATAACGGACGACGACGAAGTATCAAAAGTACTTATAGGCATGGGTTATCCAGAAGTGGCGCTTGACGCAAAGTACCCGCCTGAGATAATACCCGAACCAGTACCTATAGATACACCGGACGTTAATTTGAAAACTCTTCCTAAGACCGAACAGCAAGAAGCCGTTCGTGCTAAACGCCCGGCGGCTACGGGCTTAGAAGGAGATAAGTCAAAGACCGATAGCGAACCTTCGCCGACGAAGCGAGTTATTAAGCGGAGGAAAAAGTAAATGGCGACAACGACAACCGTTACCACGACGACAACTACTACAGTTCCGCCGATGGAACGAACCTTCTATAGTACGGACGAAGACATAGAAAAAATTCGCCCGAACATTTTAGAATTAGGCGTAAGTGATTGGTTGACCCAGCATGAAGAGTCATTCGCTATAGTCAATCGCACGCTTATAGGTAAGTGGTATATTAATGTAGCTATTGAATATGGGCTTGACTATAGGGAAGTGGAGTTCGACCCAAACCTTGTAGACATTGACCAAGTAAGGCGGTTAGCTTCTTATAAAGCCCTTGAATTAATTTACCTATATCTAATGAAGGATAGCCCCGAAGCGGACGGGTTTGAACGCGAAATGTCTTTATTTCGCAATCGCTATAACGACGAATTACTTGACTTGTTAGCCATTGGTATAAACTACGATTGGGACGAAGACGGTATAGTAGATGCAAGTGAAAAGTACGTACCGCAAATGCGCCGTCTTCATAGGGCGTAGCCAATGCCAAGACAAGCGATAGAAATAACAGGGCTTCCAGCCCTTGTACGTCGTTTCGAAGTAATGGGCGAAGAGTTAATAACTAATGAGTTATTAGACGAAATCGCTTTATATGTAATTGCTTCAATTCAAATCCGAACGCAAAAGGGCGAAGACGCTAACGGTAGTCCATTTACGCCTTACACCCCCGCCTATAGCGCGTTTAGGCAAAGACACGGACACCCGGTAAATAAAGTCAATTTAACATTTAGCGGGACTATGATTAATTCTATGACCTTCGATACGAGTCAATCGGAAGTTGAAATATTTTTTGCAAATACAACCGACCCGAATAACGACACGCCGACGCCTTTAAAGGCTTTTGCTCTAAACGAAGACCGCCGCTTTTTTGCGGTTAGTACCGAAGAGCAAAACGAAATCGAAGACATGGTACGCGAACATTTGGCAGAGTTAGTCAGGGGGCAACGTGGCCGATAATAGCATAAGAGAAAAGATAATTAAAGAAGTCATTTCAAGATTGAAGACGGTAGAAGTAATTAAAATGGTTAAGCGTGCAAAGCAAACGCGCGCAAGCCTACAGGAATTTGCCTTACCACAATTCCCTATAGCCGCCGTGGTCGGCGGTCTACCGAAACCAGTGGAGAAAAAAAGCGGTCGGCGCGTAGCGGGAGTAGATTTAATTACTTCCCTTTTACCAGTAGAGATATATATATATGATATGTATAATGTAATCGACGACGACTTAGACGAACGCGTTAGCTTCATAGCGGACGACCTATGGCGCGTCCTTTATGCCGAACCGACTTACAACGGTTTAGCTATAGAGACATTATTGACTATACAATATGACCCCGAATACTGGGACCCCTTCTTAGGTTTTAACTTAACTGCAAACATTAAATACATTCATACAACGGAAGGAATATAAAATATGCCATTACCGCATGACGTAGAAAATTATGCCATAGGCAAAGGTATTCTTTACGTTGCCGAATGGTCGGGCGGCGCGCCGGGCGCTTATCGTGATATAGGTAATTGCCCCAGCTTTGAACTTGAACCGACCCTTGAACGCTTACC